CAACTGCTTATGGGGAGAAGCCAAGTGAGCTGGTTGACATTCAAGATAAGTACACGGCATATTGCTTCGATGAGGCATGCTTGCTGATAAGGAAGAAGTTGGAGTCAGGGGAGACCCCCACGTTCAAGAAGCAATACAAGTCTTTTCACGACCTGTATAGGCAATTCTGCTGACAGGTCGTGCTTCTTTTGTAGGGGGTGGCATTAGTGGCTATAGACGTCGGCTCTGCAGAGGGCCATCTTGACCTTGACGTATCTGGTTTCCTCACGGGGCTTAAGACTGCGCAAGAAAAGGCTGCCACTTCTGCCGGCACTATAGAGCAGCAGTTTGGAAGCAAGCTTCAGTCTGCAGGGTCGAAGCTTTCGTCTGCAGGGATGGCATTGACTACAGGTCTTACTGTGCCGCTTGTAGGTGCCGCAGCCGCCGGCCTGAAGGTGTCTACTGACTTTGACTATGCGATGTCAGAGGTGCAAGCTATCTCTGGTGCAACTGGTGACCAGTTTGGTGCGCTTAGAGACCAGGCTATCAAGCTTGGCGCAGACACTGCGTTCAGCGCGACTGAAGTAGCTAACGCGATGACTGAGATGGCAAAAGCAGGCTGGTCTTCTCAGGATATCATGTCAGGCATGTCAGGCGTGCTTGATGCGGCGGCTGCTTCTGGCACAGACCTTGCCGCTACTTCTACTATCATGGCTGATGCCATCTCTGGTTTTGGTCTCCAAGCTTCTGACGCGCAGCGAGTTGCAGACCTGCTCACTCAGTCTGCGAATGCAGGCACTATTGGTATCGAAGACCTTGGTGAGTCTTTCAAGTACATTGCGCCAGTGGCTAACACCATGGGCTACTCTATTGAGGACGTGACAACGGCTGTCACGGCGATGTCTACAGCAGGCATCAAGGGGTCTCAAGCAGGCACCAGCCTTCGTACGATGCTTACGAGGATGGTCAAGCCGACTGACAATGTTAAGGATGCTATGGACGAGCTTGGCATCTCACTGACTAACTCTGACGGCTCGTTCAAGCCGCTCAACCAGTCGCTTGCAGAGATGCGTGAGAAGTTCAGTGGCATGACTGACGAGCAGAAGGCATACTATGCCGCTACGCTTGCTGGCCAAGAGGGTATGTCTGGCATGCTTGCCATCCTGAACATGTCTCAGGAGGAGTATGACCAAATAGCGGACTCGATGAACAATGCCGCTGGCGTCGCAGACGAGACTGCTTCTGTCATGCAGGACAACCTCAAGTCTGGTGTCGAGCAGCTTCAGGGTTCACTTGAGACACTTGCCATCAAGTTGTCTGACTTGGTCGTGCCTAAGCTTCGCGAGATTGTCGATAAGGCGACTGAGTGGGTGAATGCGTTCTCAGAGATGGACAAGGGGACGCAAGAGTTCATCCTTAAGGTAGCTGGCATTGTCGCGATTGCAGGGCCTGTTCTCCTTGTCATTGGCAAGCTGATGTCTGGCTTTGGTGGTTTGGTAAAAGCCATCGGTGAGATGCCAGGCACGATGAAGGCTGTCGGCGACGGTTTCGTAATGTTCAAGAACTTCTTGCTGAACATCCCAGAGGCATTCACTCTTGCTAAAGCAGGATTCACTGGCTTCGCGTCTCAGACTTCAGCCATAGGCACTGCGCTTGCAAGCATCACTGCCCCTATTGCAGCTCTCATAGCATTGATTGCTGTTCTTGTCGCGGCGTTCGTGCATCTGTGGAACACGAATGAGGAGTTCCGCGACAACATCATAGGCATATGGAACCAGATAGTCGAGTCTGTCACCAGCTTCGTGCAGCAAGTTGTGAGCAGGTTCGAGGAGCTAGGGCAGAAGCTTCAGCCAGTTCTTGATGTGCTGGCACAAGCATGGGACGCGTTTTGCCAGGTGCTTGCCCCTGTGTTTGAAGCTGTGTTCCAGACGATAGCAGACGTGCTTGACGGTGTGTTGAATGTCATCCTTGGCATTCTCGATGTGTTCATTGGCGTGTTCACAGGTGACTGGGAGCAAGCTTGGCAAGGAGTCCAGGAGATTTTCGGAGCTGTCTGGGACACGATATGTGACATCTTCACGAATGTCGGTGACATGCTGCTTGGCATCTGGGATGTCATTGGCCAGACTGTCACTGATGCTGTCACTGCTGTCGTCACAGCTATAGGCGACTTCTTCATGGGTTTGCCCGAGGCTGTCGGTGGCTTCCTGCAGAGTGTTATCGATGCAGTCGTAAACTGGGCAATTAGCATGGGCCAGTCTGCATCGCAAGCCGGCAGTGACTTTGTCACAAATGTCGTGACTTTCATGCAGGACTTGCCATACAACATAGGCTTCATCCTTGGCTATGCTATCGGCACTGTGATAAGTTGGGTTGTCCAGTTCGTGCAGAATGCGGTGAGCGCAGGGCAGCAGTTCGTGCAAGGTGTCATCAGCTTTATGCAGAACTTGCCGGCAAATGTGTATAGCTTCTTGCAAGCAGTCATCTCAAATGTCATAAGCTGGGCATCAAGCATGGCAGCCAATGCTAGGAATGCAG